CATTATTAACATCACTCACTTTTAAATTATCGAATGTATTTTTTCTACCCAATAATTCTGTATTGAATGGTTCAATTTTATCGTCAATCTTCTTACGAAGGAATATACAACACAACTCACTCATACAAGAAATGTAGTCATAGTTATTTCTTTTCAATATAGTGTCTATTGAAATGATTTCACCTGCGTTATATTTGTTAAAATCTGTGTATAAGTAATATTTTTCCCCATCCACTTCTACATAATCAACCTGATTGTTTTTAACCTCATCATAAATGAATGATAGTTGTTTTGATAACTCTTGAAATTGGTTAATATCCATTTGATATAAAATCTCTTTATCTATATTTGATAGGACATTAATGATTTCAAATAAGTAGAGCAAATCATTTTCACTTTCGGGTTTATCAAGTTGGTGTAGTTTTTTGTATGTAGAAATATTTATCTCGTCCCAAGATGTTGGAAACTCATACAATTTATTTTCCCCATTTATTTCGATGTCTATACTAATCATATTACTTTGTTTTTTCTACGATACTCCAAATTGTTCCCACTAATGTGATAATACCACCTACAATCTCTGTTGCTGTTGTTTCATCAACTAACCCCTTCATAACCAACAATCCACCTATGAATGTTAGTGAGTGTCTTAAAATCCCTAAAATCTGTTCTTTCTTCATAATCTTTTTTATTTATAAATATGTCGTTTATTTGTTTTGTTTTTATTTCTATAAAAATCTAATGATTGGGGCAGCACTTGCGTTCAACTCAAATATCATCCTGTAAGCCATAGCATCACTGAAATCGGGGGAACGCCCCAATATTCTTTTAACATCACCCTTATTCATCATACAAATCTTACCCACATTATTGGTTGGTTTATGTTTGATTTGTGATAATTCCTCAATAATCTTTTCATTATATTTTTGGTTGTATAATACCTTCACTTTATTGTCCTTGATTAGTTGGACTAATTTAAAATATAGTTGAGTTTTTAGATTTTCATAGTTTTCATTTTTAAGAGGTTTTGCGTTATTCACAATCGCTCTGGCATTCTTTAAGTAATTCATCAAATACTTACCAACCCCATCACTATCGTATGATATGTTTTGTTGTTTTACATTATACTTGTTTGCTGTTTCTCTAATCACATCTTCAATCTTACCATCAGGATTCACTATGATATCAATTACTACATAATCCTCCCATACCATAATAACGGAATTATCACTTGTGAAGGCGATATCAGCACTAATGTAGTAGGTTGGTTTATCAGGTGTGGATTTTGTATCAATAAAGACATTCATAATATCATCGTATTCCAATAGGGCATTCGGGTCGTTATCGTAATCCCAATTCCCGTGAATAAGTCTTTGTTTGTCGATTGGGGTTAAAGTCTTATTTAGGTTTTCAATATACCCATCACTAATGAATGGATTGTCCGTTATTAAGGCTGGTATGAACTTTTTATATGTGTCTAATGTATTTTCTGTGTAGGGTTTATAAAACTCCCTGTATAAGAAGTTCTTTGAAGGGTTGCAAGTCATCAACAGAATTGGTTTAACCCCATACTCATTATTCATCCATCTACCTAAACGAGATTGAAATATTTGTTTACCCTTCTCATCAGTTTCCCCTGCTTCATCAATCACCCCAAATGTTAGTAGTTGTCCCCCCAATCTTGTGTAGTTCGGGTCGCTTGGGACATTTCGTAATTCCATTAGGATTATTTTAGAACCATTATAAAAAGTGATTTCCCCTGTTGTAGAGTTATACTTGTAATGTTGGGTATTGTCTAATCCCCAATTATTCATTACTTCAAATAGGGACACTATGGTGGTTTTCTTTAGAGTTGTTAGTTCATTTCTTGCTAAACCAATTCTAATACCAGGAAACTCCAAACATTTGATAATCATTAAAGCACATATCACATAGGATTTACCCCCACCTGCTGAACCTCCATATAATAGTTCTGTGGTTTCTTTGTCGTCAAAATAGGTGAATACTAAATCTTGTTTTAAGGTTGGCTTAAATATTATCTCCATTCGGTTTTATAATATTGATTGAAACACCTTCGTGTGTTATTTCTTGTTTTACTTTATCAGTATAATCATAATGGTTTTTTAATACGAATATTGCCATCGTTGGATTTAGGTTGTGCTTAAATGTCCCATCAACAATTTTTCCTTCTTGGATTTTTTTACATCTTTTTATAAGTTCGGCGAACTTTGGGTATTTAGCAGTCATTTCCCCAATTAGTTGGGGGTATAAATCCTTCTCCTCGTATAAAAATCTCTCAAACCATACATTATCATCACTTGACTTTAACCATTCTAATAATTCATAACCGAGTTCCATTATTTTCTCCTCCGTCCATATTGGAGGGCGTCCACCAGGGTTTTTCTTTTTACTCATTTTTTAATTTCTCAAATGTGTTTATGATTTTTTTATCATAACTAAACCATTCTCTATGATTTAGTTTTCGTTTAACAATCACATTCTTTTTCTTAAACTTTTCGTGTAATTCTTTTTCTTTATGTGCCATTTTTGGTAATAAGTAGATTACATCTAACTCTTTAATACCCATCTCATATTTAATATTTTTGATTCTTTGTTCCAAATTACAAGTGATTCCAATTTTATATAAATCTAAATCTTTACTGTATAATAAATATAAGTCATCCGTATTGTTTTTATTACAGAACTTTATTAAATGTTTATTATAATCTATTAGTTTTTCAGTTAATAAATATTCCGCAAAACTCCTTTTAGAAACGATTTCTAATCTTTCCTTAACATCTAATATATCAAATCTCAATAATCTCTCTAATTCATTAAAACACAAGTTAGATTTTAATTCTGCTTCATCAGCACTATATGTTCTTAACTTATAGTCATTTATTTCATCATATATTGGGTTATTTGTTATTACATTTATTGTTTTCATTTAATCAATTTTATTACCACCAACACTCCAATACCATAACCGATACTTAAGGATAGTGCTTGTTTTATTCTTTCACCCCAATTCTTACTTTCAACCATATAACCAATAAATGGCAATCCCAGAAACGGACTAATGGTTGCAAAAAACAACATCATAAGTATATTACTATCTGCAACACTTTTAATGTAGAATGTAGAACATATTTCTATAATCAGGGCAGATAAACCTATGATAAAGTATTTCATTTTATGATTGTCTTTTTTTCCTTATTTTTTGTGAACTCAATAAATACTCGGGCATCTTTTTCACTTCTACATTTCTTTATTGTTTCCCATCCTGATAAGAAATTAACTTTCTCTTGAGCCTCGTAGTATATTTCAGGTATTAAATAATAATAGGCATCTATTGTCCCCATATTCCCTGTTTCAAGTTTGTTCCCTTCTACTTGAAGTATTCTGTATTTACTCATTTCTTTGTTCTTGGGGTTTTAGTTGTGGTGGTTGTTTTTGCTTTTCGTTTACATTTCATACACCCTACTTTATCAGCTTCAACCTCATCAACTTCAATTTCCGCAACTATTTCAGTTATTAATTGTGGTTCAGGGTTTGGTTCTATTGCTGCCAAAACATCTTCAATAATTTCTTCTCGTCTTAACCAATTTTCTAATATTCTTTGTCCGTGTCTAATCTGTGCTCCACACTTAACACATACAGAATAATTTGGGTTGAATAATCTAATAATCTCAACCATTCTATCAACCTCATTTTTACTAATTCTTTTTAATGTGGTTAATCTTAATGCTTCATCATATAATTCCCTTTTAATCATATTTTTTACTTGTTTAACATAAATATATTGATGTGTGTTAAAAAATCCATTAAACACAAAAAAAGGGGGTAATTTTTGAGAAAATTAGATACCCCCTTTCACCTACATATAACTATTTTTATTCTGCTGTTGGAAAACCTTTGTTGTTAAGGTGTTCCTCTATTTTTTCTAATCTTTCACCTATGACTTTGGTATAACCATTTTCAACATAGTCAACCATTACATTTGTGATTCCAACCAATTCTTTTAGAGTAAGACATTTATTACAAGAAATACTCCAATCTAAAACTAATTTTAGCGAACTTTGGGTTGCGATTTGTCTTTGTGTGTTTTGTGCCATTTTGTATTTATTTTATTAGGTTTATTATATTACAAATATAAGTGATTTATTTTGAAAAATCAAAGGGTTCGTATTCAATTTCTTCTTCAGGTTCATCAATTTCACTAGGTAAAATCATTTCATACATTTCCATTAACTTGAAATGTTTTTCAGCCATCAAATTATAGGCTTCTTCCTCGGCTTCTTTCATATCAACAAATTGATGCCATGCTCTTAATTCTTGTTCCCTTTTCCAATCAAGGTATTCAGCATCAAAGGCTAAATCTTGTAGGTATTCTTCTAAAAAGTTTTCTGTAAATCCGTTCATTGTTTTGTATTTTA